TGCTTTATGCATTGATTTATTTAATACTTCATCCGTAACCTTTGAAGCAGGTACAGAGAAAAAAGATGCAATAAAAAAACTTGCAAGTGATTTACCTAATGTTACATTAAATGCATTAGGGAATATTGGGGGTGTTTTTAAAACCCCAACTACATTTGATGGTAATACATTAGAACAGATTAACAAAATTGCAGGCGGAGTTGCCAATATTGACAACGACCAATTAAATGTATGTTTATTAAATGAAGTTATTGATGTAGCTGTTCCGATAATTTCACAAGATACAGTATTACTTGAAACCCCTATAAGAAAAGGTATGCAGTTAGAGTTAAACTTTATAATGCAACCTTATTTACAGGTAAATCAACTTTTACAAATTGACTCAAAAATTTATCCTGATTTTAACGGCCAGTATAAAGTAATAGGATTTACACATAATTTCTTGATTTCTGAAAGTGTTGCCGGTACAAAAACCACAAAAGCAACTGTTTTAATAGGCGATGAATTGCCACTTTCAACAAATTCAGTAAAAGGAAGTGCAAAAGAAGAAAAATTTTGCAAAGTAAAAAAAGAAGATATTACTCCAATTATAGGCTCAGTTCCGACAGATGTTTATGGGGTTTATAACTATCTTAATAAAAACAGTGGAAAAATCCCAAGTACAAAAATTACACCATCTATTTCTTGGGAAGATATGCTTGGACATAGTAATCAACCAGGTGAAAGAGTAAAAGAGTTAAATATAGCGAAATTATCTAATTGCCACGTTATAGCAACAAATCTGCAAAGAATGATAAATAATTCACCCTTTAAAGGTAAAAAAATATCAGTAACAAGTGCTTGGCGTTCTGTAAGGAATAATCAAGCTTCCGGTGGTGTTGCTAATTCTAAGCATTTAAGTGGTTTGGCAGTAGATTTTCATATAGAAGGTGCAAACTTAAATTCTGTATATTCTTATGCAAAACAATATTGGACTGGTGGAATAGGTTATGTATATTGTAGTCCGACAAAAAACTTTGTTCATTTGCAAATAGATTATACAAACAAGTTAGTAAATGACGTTTAATTATGGATATAAAAAATAGCTTTTTAACCCAAATGGCAAAGGGTGATATAACAAATTTATTGCAAGCAAATAACAACAGTTTTGCTTTAAATTTCAACTGTGTAAGAATAGGCATAGTTCAAGAGTTTTACCCCGCAAATTTAACCGCTCTTGTAAAAATAGCATCAAAAAGGGTGTTAAAGATTAATGCAGACGGAACTCAAACTGTAAGAGATTATGCTCCAATAGTAGCAAAAGTTTGTTATTCAAGCCCTTATGAAACACATCCCTTAAAGGCCGGTGATGAAGTTGTTTTATTATTTAATGATAGAGAAATTGAAACTTGGTTTATAAACGGACAGGCAAACGCACAAAATCACGAGAGAATGCACGATTTAACCGATGCAATTGCTCTTGTGGGTGGGATTCGTTCTTTACCTAGAATGATAGAAATTCTGCTTGATTGTTTACATTTATTTTACGGAAATTCTGACATTCAACTAAAAGAAGAAGAAATTATCTCAAATACACCAAGTATAACTGTAAATGTAGAAAATGCAATAACAACAAATTCAGACACGTTAAATATAAATGCAGAATCAGAAATAGTTGTAACTTCTCCTGATATTTCAATTACGGGAGATACAGCGCAGACGGGAGATATAACTGCAAGTGGAACAATAACCGGAAATGTATTAGTCGACGAGACGGCTTATACAGGAACTTTTAAAGACAAAGACGGAAAAACCGTTACAGTATCAAACGGAATTATAAGAAGTGTATCATAATGAGAGTAAGATTAATAGATAGAAATAACGATTGGACTTTTGGACTTCAACAATCAGGATATACAAGAACAGCAACCGCAGTTGCACTTGACATTAAATTAAGATTGCAAGAGTGGTTTGGGGATTGCTTTTTTGCTTTACAAAACGGTATTGCTTGGAATGTTAGGCTTGGTTCTCATAACCAAAAAAGTTTATTAGATGCTGACATTCAGGAAAGAACAATGAGCGTTCCTGGTGTTGTTGCAATAACAGGTTTTGAAAGTGTAGTCCAAGACAGACGGTACAGAGCGACTTTTAGCGTTATGCAAGAGTATTCAGACGAAATTCTACCGATAATCTTTACAATGGGGGTATAATGGCAAATTCATATACTGATATTATTGAGGGCGTTGATGAAAACGGTCTTAATTTGTATTCATATAATCAGGTTTTAGAGTATTTACAAGATAGTTTAACAAGCATTTATGCACAAGACGGTGAACCGATAAACTTTGACTCAGAAACACAAGACGGACAATTTACAAATATATTAGCGCAATTATTCTCTGATAACAGAGAACTTGTAAGAGAAATTTATAACTCGTTCGATCCTGATAATTGCAGCGGTTCTGTCCAAGATAGCCGATATGCGCTTAATTATATTGAGAGAAAAGCTGGAACGTTTACCGAGCAACAAATAGATATAGTCGCTAATCAAGCGGTAACATTACAAGGTTTAGATGATAATTATAACGATGTTGCGGCCACAGCTTATAGTGTAAGTGATAATAGCGGTCAGTTATGGTTTTTAAAAACTACAACTACTTTAAGTGTCGGAACAAACACACTGCTTTTTAGAAGCCAAAACTACGGAGCATATACACCTACAATTGGAACAATAACAAATCAAGATACTATTGTAAATGGTGTTGTTTCTGTTAATAACTCTGTACCGCCAACGACATTGGGTGAAAATCAGGAAACGGATGCAGAATTTAAAATAAGACGTACACGCTCAACTACTACGCACGGACAAAATAACCTTGATGCGATGTTATCAAATATATTAAACTTGCAAGGCGTAACAGATGCTTATTATCATAATAATGCAACAGGTTCGCAAGATAGCACAGGAACGGCGGCCAATACGGTATGGGTTATTGTAGAAGGCGGTGCAAGCCCTGACATATGGGCTACAATATATCAATATTCTTGTGGAAAAGCAACAAGAGGAAGTCAAACAGGCAATATGATTTCTTTATCAGGTGAAACATTCCCTGTAAGTTACGACACGGCAAATCCGGTAAATTTATCTATCAAGTTTGATTATGAAACAAAATCCCTTGTTGGTGATGATTTTTTAACTGCATTAAAAGAAGAAATCCCTAAAAATTTATCTTTTAAATTAAACGAAACCGCAGAAACATCAAAAATAACAGAAGCAATTAGATTATCAGTTTCTTCTATTGGTGGAAATGGCTATCCTTTAAATGTTTCAATTTCTACAAATGCCACATCGGCAGACGATGGGGATTGGTACAGTTTAATAGAAAGTACCTCTTTAAAAAATAAATTTGTTGTATCTGCTTCAAAAATATATATAGAAAATACATTGATAAGTTAATTAAAATGACAGAAAATATATTAAAAACTTTAAAAGAATATTACGCAAATCTGCTTATTATTCAATATAACGGTAAACCTAAAGCCTCACAGACTATAAAAATGATTGCCTATTTAACTTGGGCAAATATGGTGCTTTTACAAATTAGAGATGCCTTTGATTGGAAAACGGCCACAGGGCAACAATTGGATATTATAGGCAAATGGGTTGGTGTAGATAAATATATTTCAAGAGAACTATATGCAGAACACAGTTGGTTTTCTTTAATAGAAGTATCCGGACCGACAAGTATTTATCAAGGTGGTTTTTCAGAGGTTTCTAACTTTGATTCACCTGATAATATCGGAGGATTTTTAACGCCTGATTTGGTAACTACTTATCAGTATGAATTACCTCTTGAGAGTTTTAGATTTTTAGTAGGTCTTAAAATTATAAAAAATAACATATCTCATTATTGCAAAGATATTGATGATGCTATATATAAATTTTCAAATGAATTTTCAGACAGATTTAATAATGGGATTGTAAAAACAAAGTGGGATTTGGCAAATAAACAATTGATTTACAAATACACATATCAATATGAGGAATTAATGGAAATAGCATTAATTAAAAATGTTTTACCTTGTCCGCCCACAGTAAGTATAAAATTAGAGGAGATATAAAATGCCAATTAATTATCAAGGTTCTGGTGGTGGTGTTCCCAGAAAAACCGCTCACATTTTTGCTAAAAATGCTGCAAATAATGACGTTACAGTCTTTGGCTCAACTTTAGCACAAAACACGCAATATACAGATGATATTGCAGACATTCAAAATAATGCGTTTGAAATAGGATGGAGAGATGCTGTAATCTCTAATAAAAACTATCCGCTTTTAGCTGATATGAACGGTGTTCAAAAAACATTCAGTCAACAGATTGCTTACATATTACAACACGGTTTGGCTCAATGGGATAGTGCAACTGCTTATTATACTTATGATATTGTTAATGTTAATGGCGTACTTTATATTTGTACAATTGATAATAACGTTAATAGTAATCCGACGTCTTTAACTGGATGGGCTGTTTATTATGATCCTGATAGTACATTTGCAAACATTGACCTTTCAAACCTATCAACAGACGGTAATGACCGCCTTCACGCACTCAAGGGCTACGAAGATGCAGGCGAATTGTTAACAGATGCAGAAGGTCTTGCAGATGTTACAAAATACGCTCATTCGACTTTTGATTTATCAAAGTTCTCTTTAACAGGAACACCAACAATCACTAATGGTGTTGTAAGCGGGTTTAGCGGAAGTGATTATATAAAAATATCAACGCTTACTCAACTCGTTGGTTCAGCTTCTTCGTGGGAATTAAATATTAAATTTAAAACACCTATTGATTTATCATCAGAAGTCGGAACACTAATAAACGGAGATACTTATTGGTGTAATCTTATAAGAATTGGCGGAGACGGTACAACTGCACGTATGCAAATTTGTTTGACTTCAACAGGTTATTCTTATGATATTGCAAGTTATGTACCGATAGTAACTGTAGAAGCAGATACTACTTATTATTTGAAACTTATATTTACAGGCACAGAATATATTTGCAAATATTCTACTGATGGTAGCAATTATACATCTGTCCCTGTTGCTACAAGTACATCAAAAATATTTGATAACGCAACATATTTGAATATTGGCGTAAATCATACATCCTCCGTGGCATTTAATGGCTTAATTGATTTAAAAGAATTCTCAATTATAGCCGATGATATACTTGTCTTTTCAGGTAATAAAACCGGTATTGATACATATACAATAAACGGTTCTACGGTAAGTATTCCTTATATTTTATCAAAAACAGGCAGTAAAATTGTTTATAGTGCATATCGAACACAAGTTTCAGCTATTTATGAAAAATTTGGCTATGCTCCTTATTATACATTAAAAGAAGGGACAAACTTTACTATTCCGCAGGGGGAATTGTATGGGATGATAGGCAATATAAGTAATAAATGGGTTTATGCAGACCAGACAAACGCTTTATCTACAGCCACTAATATTGGCGAATATTCTTTGACAACACCATTGACATCATATTTAGAAGATAATTGTTCTTATATATGTGTTTTCAGATATATAATAGAACGAACATCAACTGGAGGAAATGATAATACTAATTATTCAATAATAGTAAACGGTAGTTCTACTGTATTATATGACTCTATAGACTCCAGAGGCTCAACTAGTGGCTCAGACCTTAAGTCACACGGGGGACAATTTATGGCAATTTTAGACCCTAAAAAAGATATTAAAGTTGTAATTGATTCTAAAAACTTATCTATGCAAGAAATTTATCTTGTTGCCTATAAAAAACTTTCAAATATTTATAATGGAGGATTTTAAAAATGAAATATTTTGCACAAATAAATTCAAAAAATGAACTTATAGGAGTTGATTTAAGTAAAATTTTAATAGATGCTTATGACAGCACCGAAGTTAATAATTATGAAGTTGCAGAGGAAGAATTTTTAAAATACAAAGCAGCTCCATATAAATATAATGGTGTTGAAGAAAAAGAAATTGAAGAAGAAATTGAAGTGCCTGATTATGACGAAGAAGGCAATCCAATTATGATAGAATATGAAGACATCGAAGTCGTTATTGACTATGATGAGGAAGGCAATCCCACAGGCACTCACGAAATCACAGTAATTAAGAAAAAACAACAAACCCATACAGAAACAATAACAGAAACAGTATGGGTATTAACAGAAAATCCTGATTGGGAAGAAGAACAGTTAGAAATAGCACAACAAGCAAAATATGATGAAGCTAACAAAGGTGCTAAAGATTTTCTTGAGAGCGGAAATGCTTTATTTGAATTTGAAGAGGGCAAGCATATTGAAGCTACAGACGGTAATATTGCAAAATTAACCGCTTATGCTTTGGCTTATGTTACAGGACAATTACAGCCGACAGAGACGGTTGTATGGAACACAAAAGAGGATGAGACCGTTGAACTTAATGCTGAACAAATCGGCGTTATCGTAAAAGGCTTGGGCTTTGTTCAGGCATCTGTTTGGTCTGTTCAATTTCCACAATATCTACAGGCTATTGAAACGGCTGAAACTATAGAAGAAGTAAACGATATAAACATTGAGTACTATTCAGATGT